ACCAAATACCCAAGATCACACCGTATTGATTTACCGAAAGCGATGACGGGTTGGATGGTTCGTGTTCGTCGCCTGACGCCAAAACAAACCAGTAACCGGATTGCGGATGCGATGGTGGTAGAAGCGATCACTGAGGTCATTGATGCCAAGCTGAGTTACCCCGAAACTGCCTTACTCTTTGTTCAGTTTGACGCGAAACAGTTCCCCAGAATCCCCCAGATATCCTGTGAACCGAAGATGCGCATTATCCGCGTTCCGGCCAACTATGACCCTGAAAGCCGTCATTACTCCGGTGTCTGGGACGGGTCGTTTAAATGGGCATGGACAGACAATCCCGCGTGGGTACTGTATGACCTGATGATCAATGACCGGTTCAGCATTGGCGCGCGGGTGAAAGCTGAGAATCTCGCGCTGGCAAAATGGGATTTGTACCGTATCGCCCAATATTGTGATCAGCTTGTGCCTGATGGTAAGGGCGGTCAAGAGCCGAGATTTACCTGTAATGTCTATATCCAGTCGCAAGAGGATGCGTGGACGGTTTTACGCGATATCGCTGGCATCTTTCGGGGCATGACCTTCTGGGCAAACAATAACATGAATGCACTGGCCGATATGCCGCGCGATATGGATTACATCTATACCCGCGCCAATGTCCGTGACGGTAAGTTTACTTACGCCAGTGCCAGCGAGAAGACTCATTACAGTACCGCGATGGTGAGCTGGTCAGATCCCCAAAACGGCTATCAGGATGCGGTCGAGCCTGTTTTCGAAAACCGACTGATACGCCGATTTGGGGTTAAACAGGCCGATATCACCGCGATTGGTTGCACCCGCCAGAGTGAGGCGATACGGCGTGGGAAATGGGTACTGCATACCAATGAATATGACCGCATGGTGTCGTTTACGGTGGGGCTGGATGGAAAGATCCCCCTTACCCGGTTACATTATCGGTGTGGCGGATGAAATGTTTTCCGGTCGCGTGCTGGGTGGACGTATCAGTGTGGTGGAGGGGCGCAATATCACACTGGACAGGGTATCGTCTGCAAAAGTGGGTGAACGGTTAATTCTGAATCTGCCTTCTGGAAAAGCGGAAGGGCGAACTATCCAAGCCGTCAATGGGCAGGTGGTTACTGTCACTACGGAATACTCAGAAACCCCCGCCACTGAAAATGTCTGGGCAATTGATGCGACGGATTTGGCTGTCCAGCAATTCAGGGTCACGGGGATTAAAGAGGGTGAGGACGGGGTGTCATTCGATATCACCGCCGTTGAGCATAACCCCGATAAATATGACCACATCGACACCGGCACCCGTATCGACGAGCGTCCGATTTCCGTTATTCCTCCCGGCGTTCAGCCGCCCCCGAAAAATGTCGCTATCAGCAGTTATTCCGTGGTCAATCAGGGGATTGCCGTCACCACATTGCGGGTGACATGGGAAGCGACTGCCAGTGCCATTGCGTATGAATCTGAATGGCGACGGGATAATGGCAACTGGATATCTGCCCCCCGTACCTCAACACAGGGCTTTGAAATCCCCAACATTTATGCCGGACGCTATCAGGCGCGAGTGAGGGCGATCAATGCCGCTGAGATATCCAGTCTCTGGGCAAACGCCCCTGAAACTCACCTGAAAGGGAAAGAGGGCAGCCCTTCGGCACCGTTGGCATTCCGAACTGTTCCGATCATCTTTGGTATCCAGCTAGACTGGGGCTTTGCTCCCCAGACGGACGACACGTTAAAAACTGAAATCCAGTACAGCAAGACCCACGATGGAGAAGGCTTAATGTTGCTGGCCGATATCCCCTATCCTCAGCGAACGCACACGATGCAGGGACTGGCGGCAGGCGTTGCCTTCTATTTCCGTGCGCGGCTGGTGGATAAATCCGGTAATCAATCCCCGTGGACGGAGTTTGTGCGTGGGGAGTCTTCTTCGGATACGAACTGGATCATCGATGCGGCAGGTGAGGAGTTTCTTTCCAACAAAGCCGGCCAGCGTTTGCAGGAGCAGATGGACTTTAACTCCGAAGCCATCATGGAGATTGCCGCGGTGGAAGGGGCAATTGTTCAGCGACAGTTGAAAGTGAATGGTGAGCTTAAGTCCGAGATATTGCACGTTCAGACCACGCAGGTTACGGATAGGGAAGCCTTTGCTGAGGACATGAAGAAGGTACAGGCCGAAGTCGGGGAGAATGCGGCGGCGGTGCAGACGAAGGCGACGGCGGTCTTTGATATTAAGGGAGATGGGTATGCTCTCTATGACGTGGGTGTCGGATTAAAGTACAAAGACCAGTTCCATAAAGCCGGGATGGTGATGGGATCTGAGGTGAAGAACGGACAGGTCACTACCTCCATTGGCTTTAATGCCGAGAATTTCGGTTGGTTTAATCCGGCCAGTGGCGAGATGGAGCCGTTCATGATGGTGAAGAATGGACAGTTGTTTGTCAGGGAGGTTTTTTTTGATAAATCCACCATCCAAAAACTGTTAATTGGTGCCGAAATCAAATCCGTTAATTATATCCCGGGTAAATCGGGCTTTTATTGGAATATGCAAACGGGACAGATGGAAAATATCGGCTCAGACAGTCAGGGAAAAATGAAGCAGACCAATACGACGATTAGTATTGCTGACGAAAAGGGAAGGCTAAGAGGGCAATTCGGAAAAATCACGGGGGTATTTTAATGTGGGGATTTCAGACATGGGATGAGAAGGGGCGGCCTAATAACTCGGGGGTTATTCCCTTTTTAATGGCCGGTATTATTGACATGCCAGCCAACACCTTGTCATTCAGCCGGACTTATGTTCTGCCTGATGGGTATGAACTTGATTACACCATACTCAGTACAGTGATGAGTGTGACAGGTTGGATAAATGCGCCCAGTTACATTCTATCGATAAACCAGGGGACAATAACAGCATCGCCATCCCAGTCCAATTTTGCGATCTCGGCGGATACGCCCAAGACCATATTGGTTTTCTACAAGAAAAAGGGGGCCTGATGTTTGGTGCATTATTAACAGCCCCTGACGGTACGCCGTGGATTATGCCAAATAGCACCCCCCTCTGTTTGCGGGAGACACGGGTTATTACGGTCAGTGGCACACTCCCCAGAACGGATATTGATTTGGGGATACCGACTTCAACCCGTTGTTTGGTTTTTACCCGTTGGGTAGAGAAAACGCGGTATGGTTTGCCTGATGTTTTTCAGGGAAGCGGGAACGGTAAGTGGAGTTTGGTCATTGACGGTTCACCTCATGACGAAAAGCTAAAAATCTATGTTTTCACCGATGAAGAGCAACGCCCGCCAATAGGGGAATGGGGGGTATGCGTATGGGGAGAAAATGGCAAATGCATCCTGCATCACCTGAGTAAGGCACTGGCAATCAAAGGTGTGATGAAGGAATTCCCCTCAACCACTCCGCCTCATACCTATTTTAATTACGCTGAAACGATACGGGGAGATGTTGCTGTGATGGCGACCATAGCGGGATATGGAGAGTATATAATAAACGTGGGTGGCCCACATGGGGGACAGACATTAACTATTTATTCTACATGGTCACCACAGGCTGTAAAAAACGGGGATCATACAATCATTCGTTATTACGCCAAAGAATATGCTTTTTATGGGGGCAATTCGCCGGGGTGGTTCAGTGGTGTTATGGGCAAGAACGTTTATATCGACACGTCTGTTTACGATTAATTTCGACGACGACTTCTAACCTTTCAGGATAAACAAACATGATCTACTCAGACGGCACAACCTCTCTCGTGTCAGGCTCGGCTATTGTCCGGGGAACGGGCACCAGATGGAAAAGTAATATTAACGGCATTGCCGCCGGCCAGATTATCTTAATCCAGTCCGGCAATGGCAATTTACTGCATATGATTCAGGCGGTGAACTCCGATACCGAACTGGTGTTGGCAGATAACGCCAGAGCCACCCTGAATAACGTGAAATACCAGATTCAAACCACGGTGCCTGATTCCGTTGCGGATGGTGTCCGGCATATGGTGGCCAGTGTCAGTTATATCCTCAATTTCCTCCAGAATATGGATGATTGGATGTCGCAGGATGGCACAGTTAAGGTGACACTGCCGAACGGCCAGAAAGTCACGCTGGACTCCATCCGGGCATTGCAGGCAGCTATGGATGGGAAACAAGACAGGGGTGATTATGCTACTAATTCGGCGCTTAACACTGTCAACGACAACGCCAACATCCGCCTGGAGAAAAACCAGAACGGAGCAGACATTCCGAACAAACCGGAGTTTGTGAAAAATCTGGGTTTGGGGGATACGGTAAATAGAGCCTCAAATGCTGTGGCCCGAGATTTATCTAACGGGGGAGTCCAAACAATTCAGAGCAACATTGTAATAGAAAACCCTCTTACTGCTGCCCATGAAATTTCCTGTTTTACGGGTGGCACTAATATTAATTTAAAAACAAATGGTAATGACCCTCATATTGTTTTCAAATGGAATGACTCTCAATGGTATGAAATGCGATTCCCCAGAGGAACTGGACATGTATTATCGTTAGGAGCTAACTGCTGGCGTGATAACAATGGATTTATTAAGCAGGGTTCCCCCATTATCCAAATCTACCCCGATGGCACCTTCACCACCAACGACGAATCCGAAGGTGCGACAGTCACCAAACTCGGCCTTGGCCACTACAAAATATCCGGCATCCTTGGCTATAACGCTGACGGTGCATGGGGTGTACATGGCGGTATCAGCGTTCCCCGTGACGTCAATGGTAATGAGTTAGTGTATGTCGAGGATAAAGTGCTGCCGGATGGGGCTATTGAAATTAAGGTGACGCACCGACAGAACGCGCATATGCCTGCCCGATTGCAGAACAGGCGCATCAAGTCACAGGATGAGCAGACCCATTACACGGATGATGAGGCCTGTGATTTACCTGCAGGGACTAGGCTAGACGTCCGTGTCCAGATGCCGGAGGATTCTATCTGGAACCGGAAACAGGCATTGGCGTCTGATCCTCAGCAGGAGCATAACGTCACGTCAGCCGTCAATAAATAG